CGCGACCTCATGAAGTGAATGATATTTCTGTTGACGATTCTGTCACCCAGAGATTCTGTATCAATAACTTCAGTTACAGTATTTTGTGTTCCTCTTCTTTGCTGACTGAGGTTGACTCCAACATTGCCGTTCACACCAACATTAACATTGGTGTCATTAGCACTTGAGCTCATTCCAAGACTGAAGTTGACATCAACACCAGTGGTCTCCCAAGAGTTCCAAAGAACAGGACTTACACCCTGTCTCAGACCATCAACTTCTGAAATGGTTTCAACTCTCATTGCATCTGCAACAGCGTTGAATGAACCTTCTTGCAGAACATCTCTGACTTCCATTCTGTTGACATCAATCCAGATATCAACAGTTGGTTCCAGTGCAACAGATCCATTGTAGAATGTAACCAGATAAGGTGTTACGCTCTCAGATCTGGTAGCAAATGGTTGATCTAACCACTGAGTCTCAGTGTAGTCAAGAGTTACAACCTGACCAGTTCTCTTAGTATTAGTTCCAAGAATATCAGCAAATCTAGAATCCTGATTTGCAGCAGTTGTGGTTCCAATACCGGCAATGGTTGTGTTACCAATTTCAAGATTGACTGCAGTCGTGTAGTGTGCAGGTCTCAGAATTCTCTTTCTGGTATCAATACTGTTTCTAACACCAACACCAGAATCTTGTGGTTCAGTAGTTGAGAAGTTGTCAACAAATACTCCAGACTTGAATCTGTTGAATCCATTTGCATCAGATACAAACAGGTTCAGAGTGTCTGCCTCAAGTTGATTCAGTTGAGTGTAATACTCAAGGTTCTTGATTCTCTGCTCCAGTTTGGAGATATCGGACATTTGATATCTCTTGTGCTCTACAAAATCTACCTTTGCATCAGAGGTCTTGTAGAGATATGCTGGCAGATAAACGTTGGCAATGTTCAGACCACCATTGACTTCTTCTGGAAGTTGTGGTTCATCGGCAGGTGTTCCATACTTGACGGAGAAGTTACCATTCTTGTCAATATAGATTCTATCTGCTCTTGCCAAATAGTAGTTGTAACCAACAGTGATAGACTCATCAGAAGCAAGAACTTCCTTAGAACTATGTTGACCACTAGTGAAGGATCTTCCATCAAACTCAAATGGCGATCTAGCGCCAGCAGTAACACTATACTCACTAACTCTTGGTCTACCATCAATAATATCAGTGTTTCTTACATCATTGATTGATGCAATCTCTGTGGTATAGTTGAAGTCAGTGTATGAATTTGCAAGTGTGATATCTCCAGTATCTGAAGACTCATAGTATGCATTATCAAAGTAAACTACAAGTTTTCTAGAAGGTGTAGAAGAATTTGGTTTTCTTACCAGTCTTGAGATATCATAGATTGAATCTTTTTGACCATTAAAGAGAGTAAAGTCTGATGTAACATTTTTGCTTCCAATGTTGATGCTATTAGCAACAGCACTTACACCAGAAGAAACAAAGTTAATTACTTCACCATTTTGGAAAACCGTATTATTCTTATAAGTAAATCTGATATTAGTATCATTGACTCTTACAAGATATGTTGCTCTTGCACCACTAATTGTGCCAACAATCTCTTCACCAATGATAAGGTCATTTGTTGTTGCGGTAGGACCATCCATTGATCCTGCAATCATTGATGGTGCAACAGGAGTAGTTGTGTCATTAGACTCAAATACACCATGAATCTTGATAACATCAGGAACATTCAACGAGATAACAGGGTCCTGAACTCTTGTTCCAAATGCAAATGTGCCGTATGTCAGACCATCATTCAGAGTGGTTGATCCTGTTCCAGAAGCAGAAACAGAAGACTTATCAACGATCAAACTATTAGCAACAAACTTTCTCTTAGTCTTTGCAGTAACTTGACTCTTTCTAAGAGTTGCAATTACAACAGTGCCGCTATCATTGGCACCAAGACCATTAATTGTTAGTTGAGTTGAACCACTTGTAAAATCAAACTTATCTGCAGTCAGTGCTTCTGTTGAACCATCAGACCTGATAACAATGTATCTCTCTTCATCAAATGGCAGGAAGACTTCATCAGTGCCTGCAGAGAGAGTTGCAGTTGAGTTATTAGTAATAGTTGTGCTATATTGTTTTCTAACTACAATACTTGCACCATTCAGATCTACAGAGGAAATATTGCTCTTGGGGAATCTGCTAAACAGAGTTGCATTTGAAGAAGCATTGCCACTTCCAGCATTTCTCTGATATTTTGACTCAACAGTAGTAAGATCGGTAACTTCAGTTGCAGAGGTAGGAAGTGCACCGTCTCTGAAACCAGTAACAGTTGTAACCGCCTCAATAGTGAAGGAAGAATTATTGACTCCTGTTACTCTACCAAAGGAAGGAATACTATTTGTGGGAATTGAGTATTGAACCAAACCACCAGTTGTTACGATACCTGGGAATGTGAAACCAGGTGAAGATACTGTTGAAATGCCACCACTTGCAGCAGTAATTGATGCAATACCAATGGTTCTGACTGGATACTGGATCAAATCAGCACTAAATGTTGTTCCACTACCAACAATACCAAAAACGGACTTGACATTAGACAGTTCGTTATTTGTCAGGTTTGTAACTGATCTTGCATTGGTATCTACACCATTGAAGAGAAGTCTTTCACCAATGAAGAAGTCACCTTGAACATCATATGCAGTCAGAGCAGTTCCAGCACTAACATCAAATCTCAAGAATGCACTAGCACCACTAGATTGACCCTGAATAAAGGTTGGAGTGGTAAGTGTAACTGCTTCATTGACAGTTACATCAGAATATGTCTGAACATCAAAGAGAGAAAGGTCCCATTGATTCAGATCTGGAGTTGTAGTATCATATGAACCAGACTCAAGGGCAAAATCATAGATTCTAGCAACACCAATTTCATTACCAGGTCTTGTAGTTTGTGTTCCACCGACTCTTTGGTCTCTCAGACTCAAAGTGTTGGTTGTATTGAATCCAATTGTAGCAGAACCAAAAACTCTATTGACTGAGAATGTTGGACCAAAACCAAAATTGACTGACTGACCTTCAATCAGATTTGTAGTTCTTGGTTTTGGAACATCCAAGAAAGTAGATGCCTTTTTGGATACTTCATATCCTCTTACATATGCTCTACCAGGTGAAATCTTGTAAATGGCAAGATTATCATTTGGAGTTTGTCCACCATCTGTTGTTTGGTTGGCATTATAGACACCTCTATTGCCAAAACCGTTATTCAGACTCTCTCTTACAGTGGATACAAACTCTTTGATATAATAATGACCAGATTCATCAAAAGTTCTTTTTGCAAGTTCGTCACCAAGTAAATTATAATCAGTTGCAGTGACAATATCTCTCAGAACACCATTTTTGACCTCTGCGAGTTGGACAAAACTCTGATCATTAAGGTCATCAATGGTTTTTTTGAATAAAGTTGCTGTAATTTTCAGTCTATCAGCGCCAGGAGCAGCAAAATTGTTATAACCCTGAGCATTATCATTCAGAGAGGGGTCAATATCCGAAGAAACAATGGATTCTACGACATTTAGACCAACTCTATAACTTGGAGTATCACCATATTGATCTAAAATGATCAAATCCGAGTAAACATCAACAAAATAACCTCTCAGGAAGTAAACTCCGTCATTGATTGCAAATGCAGAGGCAGTTGCAGCAGCATTTGTAGCAATTGTTCTCGAAAAACCTTCTCCAGCAGCAATAAAAGTGGTGCTAAAGGTAATATTTTCGTCTGTCAGCAGGACTTCATTGTCCAAAAACTGCGAAGTTGCTAAATCTGTGCTGCTCGACTCAAAATAATCAACATAAAGTGTGAAATTGCTCCTCTCAGACTGCTCATCAGTGATGTAAGTGACCACTTTTGCGGTGATTCCAGAGGTTTCACCAGTAATTGTTTTGCCAACTAACTGATCCAGATAGACCGAAACAGGAATTCCGAGGAATTCTGACTCAATTTGAATGGCATAAAATGGATTCAGGTAAGTTACGCCACCAGGAATGACCTGTGCTCCCTCTTTAAAGAGGTGATTACCAACATCCTCAACTTGATTTTGAAGAATTGATTGAAGAGTAGTTAGTTCTCTTGCCTGAACAGGATATCCAGGCTTAAAGAGGACCTTATAATAGTTACTCTGTGGATCAAAGTCGTCAAAATAAGGAGCAACGTTGAGGTTAGTTTCCTGTGGCATGATTTTTTAGAACTGCAAGATAATTTTTACGTCTTCTTTCTGAGCTGAAGACCTTGTAACAGAGGGTCTATTGTCAATGTAAATCATGTTTCCAGAGTATTTCTCAGACTCAGGTTGAGAAACACCATCTACAAAAGTCTGACCGAGGTAATATGTCCTACTATTTATTACCGTGGAGACACCTTGAAAACTGGTTTGAATTGCCAGATTTGTGCTTCCACCAAGAATGGTAAAACTACCTCCAGAGTTAATATCTGCAGTGAATCTATTCAAGTTGAAACCATATTCTGGATCTGTATTTGCAGACCCATCGGTGTTGAAACCTGCAAGAGAGAAGTCTTGCCAATACTTCAGAACACCTGTCAACTGATCATAAGAGACGACTCTACCAACAGCAGTAGATCCAAGACCAACAGTTTGTGTGATTTCAGAGTCTGCTGTAAATGATGCAGAACTATAACCAGTTCCAGTCAACTTAAGTGCATAAAGAGCACTTGCTTTATCCAAACTCAATTTAGAGGTTGAATTGTATGCTAATGGATTTTCAAGAAGACCAACTGCAGCAAACTGGTTACCAGTAATAAAGTCTGGATTCTCGGTATCATTTTCAAATCTGGAGTATGTCAGAACATTATATGCTCCTAACTCCCTATAGATGTCAGCACCGTGACCACCTGGAGGTGGAATGATAACATTAAAGGATGGTGCAGTAGTTCCTGCAGGAACTCCACCTGCCACAAGGTCAAGAGTTCCAAATGTATAACCTGAACCACCCTTAGAAACCGTAACAGTTTCTATTTGAGAATCATTGTTAACTACAACTGTTGCTGTAGCACCTTCACCATCGCCAAGAATAGGAACTCCAGTATAAGTTTTATTTGGATCACCAAGTGCAACACCCCTATTTCTAATTGTTACAATCTTGAGTTGACCACTTGCTGCAGCATTATTTCTAACTGGTGCATAGGTGGCATTTGTATTCCAATCGGAAGGAACAGGAATATAGTTTGTTGAATCAAACTTAATTGCCTGTGAAGGACTGATGGTATACAAATACTTCCAGATATAACCGTCACCACTGGAACCAGCAGATCTTGGTTCCAAGTCTGTAAAGGTAGGTTCGTCTAGTGAAGGACCACCTTGATAATTGTTTTCGGGGGTAGCATTATTAAAGAGGCAAACATAAACTCTATAGTCAGAGTTCATTACATAATAATTGGCAGCATAGATATTAAAAACACCCGATGGTTGTGAAGGGTTGTTTCTGCTAATATCATTCCTCCACATATCATAAGTCACACCTGATGCCCAAGTTGCTTTTCTAACAACCTGACTTACATCACTTGGCGCAATCTTCTTCAGCGCCAGCATTCCGTCCCAATATGTATTATTGATCTGCTCAAAGTTATCAATAGGAGAAGGGGGAGTTGTGTCCCAGTCAGATTGATAATCAGAAGCATTAGGGATGCCAATGAATGTGTAATAAGAATTTGAACTGGATTGAACCCCAGCGACAAAATTCTTTGCATTCAAAATACGAAGTTGGTC